AGCGATCCGGTTTTGGTGCTCTTAAAAAAGTATCAGGCCGACCATGAGTCTCACTTGAAAAGCGAGGCCTTGTGGGAAAATTTCGCACCCTACTCTTTCGACCTTGACTGTTACAGTCGCGGCACTCCGGATGCTGTGAAGCAAAAGGATGAGCTCGACTGGGGCGAGTTGACAGATGGAGAGGAGCGGCAGCTTGAGTACGACGAATTGATTCGTTCGGACCAACTCCGTTTGAGGGCCGCTGCTACCCTATCCCCTCAAGGGGGAGACGGCAATACAGCACAAGAGTGCACGGACGGTGATCAACCGTCCACAACGGACCCATGCGACGTCAGTGTTCCTGTCCAGATCATGGACGCAGTGCTGACCTTCGTCGCGAAGAACGCAAAGACATATCGGGCTATAGCCACAGAACCTCCGTTAAACGGGGTTTACCAACTCGCGTTGGGTGACTACATTGCCAAGCGTCTAGCAAAGTTCGGGGTTGATCTTTCTGACCAGAGCCGCAATCAGCGGCTCGCGAAAGAGGGGTCATTAACGGGGGCCTTAGCAACCCTCGACCTATCTTCGGCCAGCGACACGGTAGCAACAGAACTTGTCTACCACCTTCTACCTATCGACTGGGCTTTGGCCTTGGCGGTAGGGCGCTCGTCTGCTGTCCTCTATAAAGGAGAGCGGATTGTGCTCGAGAAGTTTTCCAGTATGGGCAATGGGTTCACCTTTGCCCTAGAGAGCCTGATCTTTTGGGCCCTCGCTAGCTCATGTTCCGCCGGTGGTGAAGTCTCCGTTTACGGAGATGACATTATCGTCGAGACAGCAGCTGTACCCCTCCTCACGGAGGTTCTTACTGCCTGTGGATTTATCCTGAGCCCTGGAAAGTCGTTTTCGACAGGACCCTTCCGGGAATCCTGCGGAGCCGATTATTATCGCGGCTTCGATATCCGGCCCTATTACCAGAAGGATTTGGTATGTGCGGCCGACCTGATGAAATTGCACAATTTTTATGTGCGACACGGGTATGAAGAGAGAGCGGAGATGGTACGCA